AAGTCTTGACCAAACTTAATCTGCGTATCAGCTCCCATCTTCATTTTGAAGAACCAAAGATCGGAGTTGTTCTGCACAGGCATCACTTTAACAGTGCTGTAATCTGCAATACCTTTAACACCTAACCAGATGTTAGAGCCACGAGTTGAATCTGCAATTGTAGCAAACACAGTATTCTCAGGCATGCCAACCAAAGGAATAATAGGGGTACCATCAATCTTCATCACACCACCGGATGTAACGTCAACGCCTTTGTTCACTTGAGCTTTTTGAAACTCTGCATACTTCTCAGCATCAACAACAGACGTGAACATCTTAAACTTAGAATTACGTCTTGTGGCAACGCGAGACTGATCTTTAATAGACTTCAGTTTAGCTGCAATGTTTGAAGTGTCAAGAGAAGCATAACCGGTTACATCGATAACATCAGCATCAGCTTTTGCTTTAGTGATGATACCGTTGAAGCGATCAAAAGGAGGTGTTCCTGAAGTCTTGTCACCAATTAGAATTGCTGAACCCATGTATTCGTTAACGCCGTTAGCGCCTTCAATAACTTGTCTCAGTAATTCAGCTTGTACTTTCGGAGTAAGCTCTGTAAATACAAAGTCACCTTTAGGTGCGAGATATTCCCATGCTTCTCTGAAATCACCTGGATCAAACTCCACATATACCATGAAGTCGTCAGGATCGAGTGCTCTCTCGTCCAGTGTAAACTGGCCTTGAGGTGTAGGCGTTGCTGCAACGGCCTGGATGATGTTACTCATCGTGATGCGGTTCAGCGCTCTTTTTTTCTGGATCTTATCAGAGATAAAGATGTGTCCGCCTTCGACAATTTCGTTGTGAGTCACGGCTAATGCCATAAGCTCCTCAACAACATCTCCCCAGAAGTTTGTGTTGATAGTTACTCCCATTTTTATTTACCTTTATTTTTTTCGGTTATTTCTTGCATTCTGCGTTGGATAGCAGACAGCTTACCTTGAGGTACTTCCTCTTTAGGCGTATGTCCACGTCCACCGTTTGTAGCCCTTGGCGTATTACCAGGAGAACCAATTTCAGATTTCAGTCCACTGATTTTCTCATCAACTGAATTCAAAAGCTTCTCACCAAAAGCTTCAAGCATGCTTGCAACGTCAGATGCCTCGTCTTCATCTTCGTCCTCATCAGACTTTGCTTTTGCTTTGGTCTTAGCTTTAGCAACCGGCTTTTTAGTTTTAGAAGCTGGAACTTCTTCATCCGGTGCAGGCTCGCCTTCTTTTTCACTGATAGCATCAATGTAACTCATACCATCGTCATGAGTAGATACTGTTGCAATTCTTCCGTCAGAAAGAACTGTGTCACCATCTTCTACATTTTCTTCGGTTGGTTCACCGGCATCGTCTGCATAGACGCAACGCTTTCCTACAGGGTCTTCACCCTCCTCAGCATACACATAAATCTTGCGACCATCTTCGGCCTCAAGAACTTGTGCCACGGGCATCTGAATCTGAACGGGAATTCCCATAGATTTCAGAATCCGTTGAACGTCCGATGCTTCCTGCATCGAAAGTTTTTTCTTGCCGCTGAGCTTGGCAAGTTCTTTTTCATTCTTGGATTTTAGTAACATGTCATTTATCGCGGTGTTAACATCGCCGTATTCATCTGCTAAACCATACTTGATACCATCCGCAGATAAAAACAATTGACCTGTTAAGGTTTTAGCTTCATCTAAGTTTGGCCTGCCATTACGTACGGTCTGCAGGAAGAGCTCATTGATTGGATCAAGAACTCTGCTTTTCATTTTCTCGTCTTTACCTTGGAGAGCATCACGGTAGTCTGCATTTTTTTCTGTAGACTTAGTTGCATAAATGTCTCTTACCTTGATTCCTTCTTTAGCGTAGTACTCACTGAAGTCTGCTATTGAAATATAAGTACCTATAGAACCAATCCAAGAAGTTGAGCCTGTCATGTATATCTTTTCACAAGCTGATGCAATCCACATACCAGCTGAAGCACACATGCCATCTACTACACCATACACTGGTATATTTTGGCGAGCAGTCTTGATAGCTTTATGCATAACCTCGCAAGCCATTGACTCTCCGCCAGGTGTATCAAAAAGACAAATCGCCCCAACAATCCGTGGATCATTGGCGGCATCAATTAGTTGTTGTGCTCGTGTCTGTGTTCCTGTCTCACACCAAGAATCGTACTTAACTATCGGGCCCATCATTGGAATAATAGCCACTGAATTATGTTCGACAGTATCTGGAATATTTTCGTCGTACTCAATCGCATAACCATCAGAAGAAACCACATAAGCTTTTTGTGGAGTCTCGATCTCGTCCTGAACTTTTTCACCTTTGAGTATCTTTAAAGCCACTAGTAAATACCCATCGGCAGCGCGTGGTTCCAAGAACCAAACACCGGTTAGGATGCTTCGAATTAAGCCTTTTGTGTTTAGCATATAGTGCAATTTAGATTAATAATAAATCAATTTAGGGACACAATGTTGTCACTGCGAGAGTACCTTAATAGCTCGTTTAATTGTCCGTTCAGACCTATTGAAGTCGATGGCAGTCATTAGAACAGCTTCGGAATACCTCTTGCCTTGGCTACGATATGAGTGATAGGTCTCGTAGTAGCGGAAGTAATCAAGCACAGCTGAGTCGAGCAATCCTTTCTTAAATAAGAAATGGATAGAGCCGTTACTATATATTTCTTCTAGTGTCATATTTAAAATAGTTGAGCTCTGTCTTCAATTGAAACTTCTCTATCTATACCACTGCGTATGTCTTCTACCAAAGTAACTATCTTCGTGTTCTGTAGTGTGGTTCTAACTACTGATTCTATTTCTGCGGCGGATATTCCACCAGTTGTGCCAGCATCTATTCTACCACCTGTTGCTGCATACTTCTTAGGCATCTCTCCGAATGATACACCGCCATGCTTAACGTTTAATCCAGACAGTCTATTGATTTCGTTTGATGCTGATCGATTAAGTACATACCAGTTTTCACCACGCTCAAGCTCAACCACATTGCCATCATCACCATAGTATTTTGTACCACCCTCACTGTGTGTCTTACCACCAGTAGTAGCTGCTTTACCACCACGTGCAAATTTAAAATTCAATCCAGTTAAGTTAGCAACGTGCAATGCTGTGAATGCAACTGCTGCTGCTGCAAGTAATGGCCCAAGTACTATACCAACAGGGAATGGCGCTGATGATCCTAACTTGAATGCGGCTATAGCAGCTACTTCACCATTTGCAACAGCTTCTTGAATTGCATTCTGTTTGAACAGCGCATTAGCAGCGAACATTAACCCGCGCTTCTTACTAAACATCCCCGAGTTAATCGAGTTGATTGCATCAGCTTTGAACTTCTCGAGTGCTATCTGCTCTTTGTCTTCCTTGATTTTATCTTTTAATTCCTTAGCACGCTTCCGTGCTTTTAAGTTAGCAACTCCCTGATCAATGAGCAACTGCATATCAGCTTTTTGTTGCTGAGCTTTTTGCCACGCTTGGTTCTCTTGTTCAAGTTCAAACTCATAAGCCATGAGCCTGGCATCCGCTTCTTCTTGTTCAAGCTTTGCTCTTTCTTCTGCAGCCTTTGCATTTGCAGCTGCTTCTTTCTCAAGTCGTGCTGCTAACTTATCGGCAAGTGTGTCTTGTTGGTTAACTAACTTCTCTTGTAGCTGAATGGATCCGCCTATTGCATCTTGGTATGCACCAAGAGCTTCAACAAGTTTATCACGATTCTCATCAATCAGCTCGCCACTCTCAATTAACCGTTTGCCATAGCCATACTCAGATTCCCCTTTCTTACGTATTGTTTCAAAGCTGTTACGATCAAGTTCAGCTTGTTGTACTGCAACACGTATAGCCTCGTTCTTATTTTTAAGTTCCTGCTCTACTAAACCTCTTTCAAGAGCAAGAGCTTTATCTAATAACTTGATCCTTTCCTCTTCTGATGTCAATCTATTTTTAGATTGTAATATCAGTTGTTTGATTTCGTTATTAGTTTCCTTAGCAGCTATACCATAATTTATTTCAGCATCTTCTAAATTCTGAATAGCTATTTGTAATTCATAAGCAGCTTTGATCTCACGCTCCATCTCATCGCCTATGCCTTTGAAGGAATCGGCAATCTGATCAAGACCACCTGAGACGTCGCCACTTAATAGCTTGATAAGACCCTCACCGAATCGCGCCAACCTATCGATGATAACGTTTAAAGCCGCACCCAGTGCAGCTGTTACTTGTTCAAACTTATCTAAGCCACCAGTAGTTCTTTGCACAGCAGCGTAGATAGTAGCGAACACAAGAACAAGAGCAGCTAAGATGGCACCAATAGGATTCGCAACAAATGCCCATGCTGCTTTGGTCATTCCTTGTATACCTTGAATAGTACTACCAAGCCCTGGAATAAGTTTATCCAAAGCTCCAGTATAATTACCAACATTAAAGCGTTGCTTCTCCAGTGCTGAAGAGTTATCCTTAATTACTTTATTGTTCTTATCGATCTGCTCATTAAGCTTAGCGGCAACCTTGCGGCCTTCTTCAGTTTTAAGATCAAGCTTGTTGCGCTCTTCACGCAATTGCTTATTAGCTTTTGTTAACTCACCTATCGAATGGGTGAGCTCTTCAACTGATTCGTTTGCTTCGTCTTCTCCTTTGACTTCTACGTCAATGAGCACTTCACTCTCTACAACTTGCTTTGCCATGTTATTTTACTTTAAACAGTTGAACCTTTGTTAGCTCACCAGATATAAACTTTGATATAGCACTCACTATGTAATAAGAACCAGAATCGTACACTAACTTAAATCTATCGTATGAAGCGATGTCTTCAGTGTTTAAATCGTACTCTGCTTGTCCAGCTTTACCACCATCAGCAATCACGTTCTGCACTAAACCATAAAAAGTTTCTAAGAAGAAACTCCAGTTAGCTCGTTTATCTACTTCCTCGTTATACACCGCAACAGAATAAGATGCTTGCGTTGAACCTTCGTATTTAATAACGGGGTCTGAGCTAAGTGGCTCACGCAACAACAGTAATCTTAAACCGTCTTCATAGTCTTCACTCAACTCACCTGTGGCTTCAGTTTCTTTAGAATAGATAGGCACGCTTGAAAGCTGAATCTCCTCCAGATACTTCTGATCAACAGGTAATGCAGGAGAGTTGTACAGAGTCTGAGATGGCACAAGGTTTTCATTTGCTACAGTAAGAGAACCAGGCTCTTCACTTGAGTCTTCAAATGTATTTTCCTGTGCATATGAGTTGTTATCGTAGTTAATCTTTATAGGCCCTACGCGTTTGTCTGACCAGTCAACAGCTGAACCATAATCTGATAAAACTTGCTGCAGTGATTTGATATACACAGAGCCGCGATTGATTTTAAACAGCAACGCAGCACGTGTTACAAAGTCTTTAAAGAGTACATCACATTTGATGTCAGGACAATTCAAAGCTTGGTAGTTGATAGTCTCAATAGGCTTAGGATCGAGCTCAACCCAGAACTCACCACTATTAATTACTATTTGATTACCAGCATTGGCGCCTGTAATTGCTTGACTAACATAAACTCTTATATGTACATAATCTTTTAAATCAATTGGAAGATTGAAAAATATATTATTAGTTGTAGAAGAGGTAAACGATACTCGCGTGGCTTCATTTCCTAATCCAGGTTTGCCCAATGCAAACAGTAATACGTGAATGGTTCCAGAAATTCTTGTTGTGGTAACGTTTAGTTTAGCTTTAAAAGTAGCTCTCAGGTTATGTACTACTTCTGTACCAGATAAACTGTTAACAACATACTTACTTATAGTATCGTAAAATGGTACACCTGTTGTGCTGTACGGCGTACGTCCATTAAGTATTACTTCAGTAAACTCTACATCAGTTTCATCTCCATTCGTAGGTGGATTAATTACTTGACCACCTGCAGCAAGTGCTTTAAATCTGTACCTTTCTAAGTAGTCTGTATGGTATAGTAAAGCCTCGGCTCCGAAAGGAACAACCAACTTGAACAGAATATCGTCAAGTAATGTATTAGGCATAGCTTCGTAGTTAAGCACATATCCGGCTTTGCTAATTGCAGCAATAATATAACTCATATAGCTAACTACTGGTATATAACGTTCAGCTGTTATATTTAATTCAGATGCACCTATGAGTTCAATAGATACATTTGAAATTCTAAAAAGTGCGGTGCCACCAGCACCTGCATCTTGTACACAGCCTATCTGAAAATTATCACAGTCAGCGGTGCATTCAATAACACCTTGTATTGTTTTCTTGCCGCCTGTTGATGCATCAAAGTCAACAATTGTTGCATCAGTGCCTGGGCCTATCTTAGTGAACTGCAATACGATAGCAAGTCTACTTCCATTAGTACCCGTGTCTTCTATTGTAAACGTAATTCTATACCGCATATTATTATATGCTTTGTACGCTGTTGTAGCAAACTCTGTATCTACACCAGGACTACAAGCATTTCCTATGTAACCTGAGCTATAAGCTATAGTCCATGGATTTGTACCTGGCCCATTGCTTGTCCAGTTATCTTGATTAATTGCAGGCATTGGTTCTAAAGCTGGGATCAATAAGCCTTGATCCATAACCGGTGTTCCTAGTATGTCACTGTTGCGCATACTAACTATTGTAGATGCATCAACCACAGCACTGTAAGAGTTGCCTGCATTCAATGTTGAGTTAAGTGTATTAGCTTTTAGCTTATCAAACAAATCGACTTCAGCTGAATAGATTTCTAAGTCATATCCATCGTCGAAACCTTTCATGATTGCTAAAGCATCTTTTATTGTCTCAACACCATCTTCGATTAGTTTAGCAGTTAACTTTTTATAAGGAACTGTTGTGTTTGCTTTTATATTCTCAGCATTCTCAAACACTTCTGCGTTAACATCAGTATCTGGTAACTTAATACGGTTGCTATAGCTTGATGCTCGCCCAACTAAACTAGAAAAATCTACACCTTTAATAGTGTAGGCTATCTTAGTATCTGGTGATAAGTCTACCAGTGTGTCGTTCAAATAGAGTAAGTAGTTCCTTTTGTTTTTCATCTTTCAAATGTCTGAGGCATAATAAAGTCAATACTGAATTCGGCTTTAGACCACTTAGCTTCCACTGTATCTTTCTGAGGTACAACTACCACACCAATCAATGATCCGTCTGGTTGAGTGTGATATACCTGACTGCCCTCTTGGCGAAGTGTTGCTTTTAATGCAGAAGTAAACTCTCTGATGTTCACCCGATATATATCGTTGTACGATGACATCGATTGCAGTGCTTCAAACTGTGCTTGAGTTAAATCAACAGCAACAGCCGTGATGCGCTTGTGCTTACCACCTTGGAACAGTTCATACTTATACATAAAGTTATGTGCAAACTCAAACTGAGATAGGCCTCCGAGTTCGTTGCGCCATAATGCGTACAAACTGTTATCGCATTTCTCTGTATATGTGATGGTAATGGTTTCGCTGATAGGATTGGTTGTTGATATATCGATGACATTAATCTCAACACTTGTTACCAGCACTTGAGCTTCAACTGGTAGTTTGAAATGATAGAGACCAAGACCATCAGCTATATCGTAGTTAGTTGTGGTATCAAGTACACCATTCCTATATTTCTTAAGCACTACGCGTGCATCCGTCACTAAAGCTATAAAGCTTAAAAAGAAAGGAACTTCACGCGGCCATTTAATACCTGTGAACTTGTTAAGAAACTTAACTGGTGAAGTACTGTAATCAGTCAATGCAACGTCGTCACCTATTTGCAGGACAGCATATATGGCATTGCGTTTGTTTGCTGAGTCACTAACTACGTTACCTATACTACCTACATATTGTTCTTCGTATTCAATATAATAATTCACAAAAGCATTCTGATCAATATCAAGCGGTGCAACGTAAGCATCAGGCAATTGAGCTTTTAGTTTACGGTGAATCGGATTTGATACATCGATAACTATATTACCTTCTTGATCTGGTGATGTTGATATTGATACTCCGATCTTTGTGTCATCAATCCCGTTATAAACCTGAACCTCAACCTCGTATTGTGCTCTAGCGGTTAATAGATTAAAGTATCCGGCACCTGCATCGGCTGTATACTCTTGCTCCTCCATTGTTATCTCAGTATCACTACCTGTATACGCAGCGGAGCGGATGGTCACCATCTGATTGTAGATACCATCGTCTGTCTTAAGCCACAGAGTTTGGCCGATGCGTGCTGTGTATGCTGCTGCTTGATTAACACCAGCCAACACAACTTTAAACCTGCTAGACGCAGCAGCAATTACTGAATCAGTAATAACATCTTTGCGGGTCATCTTGTACACTATAGGCATGGCTGATGCCTGGTAGGTATTTGGTCTGCTGTTAAATATTAAGCTCATGGTCTGTAAGTTATTACTGCGAGTAAGACTGCCGTTATTACTTTCGCTGTGTTATGTTCTTTTTTAGGATTAGGTTTTGATGAAGCTTGTAAATACTTATTTGGCCCGCATGAAAATAAACATAGCAGTAGCACAATGCTCGCTGCCTTCTTGATTGCATCTGAAATTCTGGTAGTAATCAACTTACCAAGATCAAGACTAATTGCATCCGCTGCATTCTGTATTACTTTACTAATGTCAAGACCTGCACGCTCACCTCTCCATATCGCTGTTCCTTCCTTAGCTATCTTCTTGGCTACTGCCCAAGGATTAGCTTTTGATCTGATCACTCTAAGCCAGCGCTGTATGTTAATGATAGGAGGCATACCACCTGGCCCGCGTCCATGCATCATGTAGAAGTAAGATTCAGGTGCAAGCAACTGTCCACCCTTCTTTGATACAACTACTTTAAGCTTCTTCGCACTTTGGCCTGATGCCATGAATCCTTGCTGGAACTGTGCATCTATAATACCAAACCTTGCATCGTCAAGGTGCTTAGCAATGATTTCCTTTACACTTGACATGTAGAACCTTCGTTAAGTGGTATATCAAAATTCCAAGCAGTGCCGTGTAGATGCTGATCCATCTCACCGTACGCTGGTGTATAGTTTACCGTAGTAACCCCTCGTGTTTCTTTATCCACAAGGTCTGATGTATTCAGCTTACCAACTAACTGACGCGTCAGCTTGCGCATTGGTATGACTGCAGAAGCTTCAAGCTCTTTGACAGTTAAGTCATCCGTGGTTTGCTCCTCTTGTTTCTTTAAGAGAGTGAAACCTGTCACGCTTGCTAAACTACCCCAGGCTCCACTCGTCTTAAGAGTATCTTCAATCACTATTGGAAACACAACCAGCACTGGATACTGGTCTTGTGGTATGTCGTCAATTAATGTATTAGCTTCAAAGATGTTAGCAAACACTACTGTCAAACGTGGTGTACAGAGTGCTGCATACTTTTCGAGTTCACTTACTAAGTCCATTCTTTAATGAGTTAAAAGCTTTATCAAATCTACTTTGCTCTGCCCACTTAATCAAGAAAACTGTGAGTGTATCAAAGCGTACATTACTAAATACAAAATCCGGTTCCAAACCAAACCTGGTTGCATAGGTATCTATGAGATTCAGATTTGCGAATGGCTTAAGCCTCGCAAGCCCTGCGACTTCAGCAATCTGATTGTCTGAGTTAGTGTCAGCATCTTCAGTAAGTGCCATGCGTTCGTGAAAACGTTTCCACCCGTCGAGAACTTGCGTAAGTAGAAAAAACCTATCGGGTAGGTTCTGTTAATCGGCATCAGTAGTATATCTTTCTCAATCTCTAATGCACGATCTGATTTGAATGGAGTTTGATCAAACAGTGGTTGCAATGCTACTGCCACAGCTATTGAGATTGACTCCTCAAGTGTACCGCGCTTCTGTACCTCACGCTGCAAGTGAAGCATCTGACCAATGGTTAATGATGAGTACTTTAACATGAATGCCTGATCCTTATACGTTATGTATTCAGGTGCAGGCATCTTAGTTAAGTCATCATCAGATATAAACCGAATCAATGTCATCAGTGTACCGTACAAAGCTTGATCAGTACTTGACTCAATCAAATCGTAATCTAAACCATACAGATGGCTGAGCGTCACGATGTCGTTATTCAATCCCTTACCGAGTTTGGCCATTAGCTTCTGATATGAATCAGTGGTAACGTCATCCCAGGTAATAGGAGGAACTTCGACTATGCGTTGATTTGTTTTTACAGTGACCATAGCCTTTCACCAATTATATACCACCATACTTTAAATGCAAGCATGATCAGTGTGAAACCAATCATACAACCGATAGTACCACCAATAGCTTTGCCTACTAATGGTGCAGCCCAACGGATAGCCAGTTTAATTTGTTGGAGTTTGTTAGTTTTCATATTCTTAATTTGCCGTTTAAGTGTCTATTCGTATAACCATATCGCATTGCATCGAGTGCGTGGTTATGTTTATCTATAGGTTCATTAGTAATGGTACCACCTATTACTCTGAACTGATATGCAAGCAACTCGGCTTCAACGTTAGGAGAGTTAGGTAGTACATATATATCACAATCACGAAGCTCATTGATACCAAGGTTTAAACTGCCAGGGCCTTTGACTGCACCCTTAGCATTCATTCCCAGTGTGTTCAGGTCTTTGATAGACTTAGGGTCTTCACTATCCCACACTGAAAACTTCTTAATGTTAACTTTGAGGACACGCAAAGCTTCGACTATCATCTTATTGGATAGCCTGGTATTATAAACCAGCTCTTTCACATATACTTTAGTACGAGGGCCTTTGACAACCTGCATCTCAAGCACAGCTGTAGGATCGTTTGAGTAACCAAAGTCACCGCACAGAAAGGTAGCTTGAGGATCAGGGAATGCTTTAGCACGTTTCCAATCAGGATAGACTAATACTTCTTTAGGTGGTTTAGGTTCTTGCTGGTACGATGCATCAAACGTTACACGTGATAAGCTTTTAATCTGTAGTATCTCTTCCTTGCTGTGTTCATCTTCCCACAGTGCCTCACCCATTGCTCTAGGATCGTCCAGGTTATCACGCTCTTTGATTGCCTGGAACATAACTACTTTCCATTCACCAGGTTTCGCCTTCTTAAGTATGCGACCTGCCAAGTCATCTTCCTGCCAGCGTGTCATAACTAGCAGCTGTTGACTGCGATTGTGCAGACGCATAAGGAATACGTTCACATACATTGACCACACAGCTTCATTCATGTTCTTAGATAAAGCCTCGTCTCTGCCTTTGTACGGGTCATCGATGATGCCTACGTCCACGGGTGAACCTGTGAGAGCTCCATCAATACCTATAGTCTTAACGAAGCCTGGCGTCTTACCTGATTCGCACATCACTTCAAATACTTCTGAGTTACGGAGGAACGATCCTTTAGCTGAGGATACAACGTTTGAGCTGTTAAGATATGTGTTAGGGAATACTTCGTTATACTTTTCTTCATCGATGATACGCTGCATATCACGATTGAACAGAGACGCAGGGGTAGCAGCATACGATACAACTGCAATGCGCTTATGCTTATCCTTACCCAGTATAAACGGAGGAAGCCGACGCGTGGTCAGCTCCGACTTGCCATGCTGCGGTGGCATAAACACCATCAGCTTTTTAATCTTACCCTCTACGAAGTCATCTAATGTTTTGCACAGGTGAATGTGGTGCCAGTTAAACCGATAATCCGGTTTAGTATAGGCAACGAAGTCCTGGAAATGGCGTCGTGCCAGCTCAGCCTTTAGCTGATTTAGATCCAAGCTCGTCAATAAGCTTTCTAAGTGTTGCCTCGTTTGCATTGCTTAAGTCTACTTTCTCTGTTACCTTTTCACCTTTCGTAGTTAAATCGATATTTGATGAGTCTGACCAAGAACCATCCCAGTCCTCAGCCTTTTTGTGACGGAAGCGATTGGTTAGGTTGAACTTGATGCCCGCTGCATTTCCTGCATTCGTAACACTGTTTCTCTTACTGAGTTTCTCCCAGTATATACGATTCATTGCGTATGCTAATTCCACGGCGTACGCGAAATCTGGGAACTCTTTACGCCAGTTGTTTACGGTCTCATACGTCACACCAACCGTGACCCCGAACGTATGGAACGAATAACCCTGAGCCATCCACTTAACTACTGCTTGGTTAAACTCAGGCTTGTACTTTAGTGAGTTCCTTGCATTCTGTGTCATTCCAGCGAACACAACATCCAGATCAAATGCTGGTTCGTCCGGGCCACCAAGTGCTTCCGGTGTGTACTTCGAAGAAGCAACATTGCTTGATCTCCGTGGTTTCTTCTTACTTGATTTTTTAGCTGTTTGTTTTTTCATAACACTTGAAATTAAAAAATCCTGAACTAAGTATTGCTACTCAATCCAGGATCCTATACCCTCATGCGAATACAAATATAACCATTAGACTTGTATAAAGAAATAGGGCTGACAGACTTTTCATCCGCAGCCCTACAACTAAATACAACAAAACCTATGCAAATATAGCTTAAAATGGCACATCTGAATAGTCAACGTTATTTCTCTTTGAACTATTCTCACTAAGTGTGATTGCTCTTATGTTGTTAACTGTATAGCCGTCTTCATTACGAATGCGATCAATAGAGAGTGAAAACTTAGTCTTGCCCTTAAACTTTAAGTACTCACTGTCAGTTACAAACTTAGTGAACTCAGCTTTAGTTAAGTCCACACACTTACCTCTACGCTTTGCATTTTGTTTAAAGTAATCAAACACATAACCAACAAAATCAGTTTCCTTTCTTCTACGGTGTCTACACTTAGGACACTTAGTAGAATGATGTACTCGCTTGCCTCTACAATACTTGGTACTACACTTACCTCGCGATAATTTTTGTCTTGCCTTTGTATTCATAATCTTCTACAAATCTACACATTAAAAAATACTGGCTTTGAAAATTACCACCGTAGAACTCTCTGCTACCTCCTGCCCATACAACCATGTAACCCATCCAATAGTTATGTTGATTCAAGATGGCATAAGCAATACAGCGAGGACGAACCCACTCACGATAGTAAGTGCACGTCTCACCTTCAATCACTTCAGGATACTCCTCTTCATCTTCTGGTACCAGAGCTCCCTCTGCGTACGACCCTTGGAAACGATGGCGCTTTGGATCTTTCTTCTTTGATTTGAATAGCTTCATGACCTTGATAGTAATAAGTAAAACGTTTACCTAAATTGCCCTTGCATACTTTAACACGCTGACAACCTTTGTACGGTTCACCAAGAGCTGTCCAATGTTTATGCACCAGCAGAATCCAACCGTCGTCGCGGGATTCGAATACTGCGCCGAAGCTTTGTCCAATGACTTGGCTTAATATTTCACGCAGTTCAAAAGGGAGGGGGTAGATAGCACCCCACCCTAGGCTCTTATATATATTCATATAATAATAATATATGTGTATTATTGTATCTATGTATAAGGGGTAATATATAAAATAGACAGGCCTAGGGGGAGGGGCTATTGCCGCCCCCTTTTTTCGTCCTTTAAACGCCTAATTAAAGTTTTATCAGCTAAACCGCGTACAACTTTGACATGATGACGAGCTAAATCGCGACTGATGCCCAACTCAGTAGCTATCTTTTTATAGCCGGCGGTTGGATTCTTAATCAATATATCAGCCACCATCTGCCGCGTTTCACCCGTCTGCACATTGGTTTCCTTGTAATCGGATGCTTTATAAGTCGTTTGCCATGCCACGAACAGGTGTTGCATCAGTACTTTCATGCACTCAATAGCAAGCTGCATCGACTGCAAGCTAACACTGTGCCGTTTGAGTTTAAGAGCTCCAGGTTGAGCCGGACGCTCCAGAGCATACAACTCTTCAAATAACATTGCCAATCGAATGGCGGTCGTCCCAGCACGTCTGACAAGGGCTATAATCTCAAATAGTTCATCAGGCCAGTTGTCGTTCACATGGTTGAAGTAGTTCTGGTGATAGTCCGCCGCCTCTTTGCTCATCTCATAGAACACAGGTTCTTTGAATAACGATTCAAACCATTTATCTGGCTTCAACCGGCTGGTTAGGATACTGGCAATGTCCACGTCCGTATTGGCTTCAAATCCGTTGTACCACTTCTTATCGTTTTGTACTACATAGAACATGAAGCGTGACATCAGACCGTTCTCCGTCTCGTCACTGTTTAATACTTTACGCATCTGGTTTTCAGTAGAGCTGACTAGTACAGATAATTTGGGGTGATCGATTCTAATACGGAGAAGATTGTCCTCGTTCGCATTTTTCTTAAGACTATAAAGAGATTCGTGTTCAAAAGCTTTTCTAAGAATATCAGAGTAGTTGCCCCAATCAGTTTTCCATGTTTTTGTAATGGTATCACCTTCGGTTTCAAACATGACGAGCACAGGCGAATCTTGAAGTGCTTTGAGCATGGCAGCACTTGATGTGTTGCCGTCAAAGAATAGGTTGAGGTCTGGAATCTTGTCAATAACCCTGCGCTCTTCCTGGGTCTTGCCGATCGCTTTGTTATACGCCACGTCCGCATTTCTCTTGTCGTGTTTAATCTTGTACTCCTCATCGATTTTGTCTTGATATGGTTTAAGTGCTATACGTAAAATCTTTGCCTTGCCTTTAAAGCTGGCGGCATCCCCCAGTATGTAGCCAAACAAATTAGGGTAGTAGTAGTTGTTAAAATAACGGAATGCACGATTCGGAAACAGGATTCCCAAGAGCATTAAAGCTGTAAAGTACACTACCTCCTTCTCTTCAGACTGATCAACCAAGTCCGTTAGTTCCCGCAGAACAACGGGGGACTTTTGGTAAATCTCATCGTTGAACCGGTGCACGTGTGCTTTGGTGATGCGCACCTTCGTCTGTATGTGATGTTCGTGTTTATATGCTTCGTACATCGACCTAATGTCCTTGCCCACACGTTCCTTTGTGTAGCGTGATACCTTACGGATGAAGGGGTGGTCTTCTATTAAGTTCCAT